CCTTTCCTTTCCGCGTGGTAACACTGCGGCGTCGTCGCAGGTCAGAGCGTTTTCCCATCGAACCCTAGGGATGTCATGCCGCGAACGAAGCGGCCGGCAGGGACCACCGTCGATAGGCGCAACGGCCGGCGCAGTGATTTGCAGGTGGTGGCCGGCGGCCGACTGGACCCACCCGACGGGCTGACCGGCGAGTCGCTGGACCTGTGGGACGCGTACTGGTCGGATCCGGTGTCCGGGGTGCAGACCGGCGTTGACCGCGGCCTGCTGCACCGGTGGATCCGCGAGTACGACCGCTACCTGCGCACGGTCGGCGAGGCGGACGGCACTCCGGTCGTGACCGGCTCGAAGGGTCAGCAGGTCGAGAACCCGCTCTACAAGGTGGCCTACCGGGCGCTGGACGCCGCCGAGCGGTGCGAGCGGCAGCTGGGCATCGGCCCGCTGCACCGGTCCAACCTCGGCATAGCGGTCATCACTGAGCGGAAGTCGCTGGCGGACATGAACGCGCGCTACGGGGGTGCCGATGCCGACGGCAGCGCCGCCGAAGAGCCGACACAGGACCCGCGGGTCATCGAAGCCTGACCCGGGCTGCCAGGGCTGCGGGTGGAAGCCGGCGCCGGGTGCGCTGTGGCCGACCGAGGGACCGACTGCGGTCCGGTGGATCCAGGACAACTGCATCTGCGGTGAGGGCGACTACTACGGCCAGCTGATCAAGCTGCGGCCGGACCAGAAGGCCTTCCTCTACCGCTGGTATGAGCACTGCCCGGCGTGCGGCCAGTGGCACTACGACGAGGCGTTGCGGGGTGCGGCGACCGGCGACGGGAAGACCCAGTTCATCGCCAGCATCGTGGTGCTGGAGTTCGCCGGGCCATCGCAGATCGCGGTCGCCTCGCCGAACATCCCGATCGCCGCGGCCAGCTTCGAGCAGGCCGATTTGCTGTTCTCGGCGGTCGCGACGATGTGTGGCGGCCGGGACCAGGCGGACCGGGCGTCGCCGCTGTGTGGCTTCTTTGAGGTGTACGACACCGAGATCAAGTTCTCGGACAACCGGCCGGGTCGGATCTTCCGGGTGGCGGCGGTGGCCGGCACCAACGAGGGCGGGCTGCCGAGCCTGTTCGTGTGCGACGAGCTGCACGAGTGGGGCGAGCCGGTGCGGGAGGGCCAGACCGGGGCCCGCAAGGCCCGGGTCAAGACGGTGATCGGCAAGTCGACCAAGAAGCGGCGCACGGCCCGCGGCTGCGGGCGGGTCATCTCGCTGTCGACCGCCGGCTTCGACATCGACAACAGCCTGTTGGGCGACCTGGTGAAGCTGGGCCGGCGGGTGCTGCACGACCCGGCGGTGGCGCCACGGTTCCTGTGTGACTGGCGGGAGGCGCCGGAGGGGCTGGACTACCGCCGGGCGGACCACCGGGAGTTGGCGGTGCGGGCGGCGTCGGCCGCGGCGGACGTGCTGTGGTCGGTGGCGGACCGGGTCAACGCCTGGGGCAAGCCGGATTACCCGCCGCACGAGTGGATCCGCTACTTCGCCAACCGGTGGGTGGACGTGGCGGAGGATTCGTGGTTGAAGGACCATCCGGCGGCGTGGTCGGACTGCCGGGGCGAGTGGGAACCGGATGACGCAAACCCGTGGCTGTTGGCCGTGGACATGGCGCTAAAGCATGATTCGGTGGCGGTGGACCGGTGCGAGCGGCTACCGGATGGCCGGGTAGCGGTGACGACACGGATCTGGCGGGCGGGTGAGCACGGCGGCCGCATCCCGCACGACGACGTGTGGACGTACATCCGCCAGCGGGCCGGCGGGCTGGGTTTCCGCGGCGTGGTCTACGACCCGCGGTACTTCGAGGTGCCGGCGCGGATGCTGGAGGAGCACAGTATCCGGGCGGTGGAGTTCGACCAGTCGCCGCAACGGATGGTCCCGGCCGCCGGGCTGGTGTACAAGCTGATCCTTGAGCGGCTGGTGGTGCATGACGGCGACCCGGAGCTGACCGCGCACGTCAGGGCGGCGGTGGCGGTGCCGCAGGAGCGGGGCGGGTTCACGCTCCGCAAGGGCCGCAGCAAGGGGCATATTGACGCGGCGGTGGCCATGTGCATGGGCGTGTGGGTGCTGCACGAGGTGCCTGAACCGGAACAGCCGTTCTTCGCGGCGCGGCGATAGGGGGCGGCATGGTAACCATTGCGGGGCGGGTGCCGGCCGAGCGGATCCTGGCCGAGGCGCGGCAGGTGCAGATGGGCCGGCTGCTGCTGTCGCTGCTGCTCGGCGTGTTCTACGCGGTCGGCTGGGTGGGTGGTAAGGGTCTGCTGGCACTGGCTGTGCTGGGTACGTCGGTGAAGCTGGGTTGGCAGGACGCCCGGGGCACGGATGGCCGGCGTGGGGCTGGTTGACCGCGTCGCGGCCGCCCGGCGTAGGCCGGCCGCCGACGAGGGCCGGTACGGCGTGGACCAGTGGATCGGGGACTACCTGGTCCCCGCGTTCAGCTACAACGGCGCCCAGTACCCGTACGGGTACGGCTCGGGCGCGAACCGCACCCGGGAGATCGCGGCGACGCTGCCGGCGTACTCGGCGGCCCTGCAGCGGTGTCCGCCGGCGTTCGCGGCGCAGATGAAGCGGGCGATGGTGCTCAGCCAGGCGCGTTTCCGCTTCCGGAACCCGCCGTGGCACCCGTCGACGCCACGTCGCACGTTCGGCACGTCGGCGCTGCGGCTGCTGGAGCGGCCGTGGCGCAACGCCACCACGGGTGAGCTGTTGAGCCGGATGGAGTGGCACGCGGGGCTGGCCGGCAACGCCTACGTGGTGCGGCAGTCCGACCGGCTGCGGGTGCTGCGGCCGGACTTCGTAGGGGTGGTGTACGGCTCGGATCGGGAGCCGGACGACCCGATGCACGCGCTGGACGGCGAGGTCATCGGCTACGCCTACCAGAACGGCGGGATCCGCCCGGACAGCAGCTCGCCGCTGGAGACGCTGCTTCCGGAGGACGTGGCGCACTGGTCGCCCATCCCGGACCCGGAGTCCCCGGCGATGGGCATCTCCTGGGTGACGGCGGCGCTGCGGGAGATCCAGGGCGACCGCGCGGCCACCGAGCACAAGCTCCGGTTCTTCGACAACGGCGCGACGCCGAGCATGGTGGTCAAGGGCATACCTGCCACCACGAAGGAACAGTTCGACGAGCTGGTGGGGATGATGGAGTCCCGCCACGCCGGCGTCGCCAACGCCTACCGCACCCTGTATCTGACCGCGGGCGCGGACGCGACGGTGGTCGGCGCGGACATGAAGCAGCTGGACTTCAAGGCGACGCAGGGCGCCGGGGAGACGCGCATCGCCCTGCTGGGCGGGGTGCCGGCGGTGCTGCTCGGGATCTCTGAGGGCCTGGCCGGCTCCAGCCTGAACGCCGGGAACTTCGGCATGGCCAGGCGGATCTTCGCCGACATCTGGCTGTACCCGACGCTGCAGGACGTGGCCGCGGCGCTGTCCCCGGTGGTGGATGTGCCGGGTGACGCGGAGCTGTGGTTCGACACGGCGGACATCCCGTTGCTGCGCGAGGACGGCAAGGACGCCGCGGACATCGAGTCCGTGAAGGGCGCCACCGTGACCGCGTATGTCCGGGAAGGCTTCACCGCCGACAGCGCAGTGAAGGCCGTCAACGCGGGAGACATCACTCTGCTGCGGCACACCGGCAACGTGTCCGTGCAGCTTCAGCCGCCGGGTACCGGCAGCAACGGAGGGACCGACAATGCAGGCGACGATGCAGGCGACGGCGACCAACCGCGCTGACCTGGTGGCCGCGCTGGCCGTGTGCGAGCGCTCGGTCGAGTTCCGCGCCACCAGTGACGAGCCCGGCGACGGCCGGACGCTGGAGGGCTACGCGGCCGTCTTCGACCAGCCGACGCGGATCGACAGCTACGAGGGCACGTTCGACGAGGTCGTCAAGCGCGGCGCGTTCCGCAAGACGCTGCGCGAGCGGCAGCCGGTGATGCAGTTCGACCACGGCAACGACAAGCGCACCGGCAGCACGCCGATCGGGGCTATCAAGGATCTGCGCGAGGACGACGAGGGCCTGTTCGTGCGGGCGCGGCTGTTCGACAACGAGCTTGTCGAGCCGATCCGGCAGGCGGTCGAGGGCCAGGCGATCCGCGGCATGAGCTTCAAGTTCCGGGTGATGGCGGACCGGTGGGTGGACGCCGCCGGCAAGCGGATCAAGGACGACGACGAGCTGGCGGACCTACTGACCGACCCGGGCGACCGCGGCCCGATCCGCCGCGAGATCACCGAGGTGCAGCTTTACGAGTTGGGGCCGGTGGTGTTCCCCGCCTACGACCAGACCTCGGTGGGCGTACGGAACCGGTTCGACCCGGCTTCGGTGGCGGTGCGCGGGGTGATCGCGCAGTTCGGCCTGGACGCGCGCTGCATCCGCCGGCACCTGTCGGTGTTCGACGCGGACGCACGGCGGGCGCTGGCGGCCGAGATCGCCGACACCTTCCCGGAGCTGGTCGAGGTGCTGGCGCAGCGCGCCGCGCCCACCTCCGATCGAGTCCAGGCGCCGCTCTCCGGCGGAGACTTCGTGGTCCCCCGGCGACTTGCGGGCCAGTTCAACCCAGACGTCACCAGGCGACCTGTCACGCGGAGTGCAGGTGGTGGTGCCAACGGCGCTGCGAACGCGCCAACTGTCCACACTCCACGACAGCGGCTCGACGACGGGGCGCTGCGAATCCGAAGGATACTGACATGAGCGACAAGGACGCCATCCCCATCCCCGAGCAGCTCCGCGACAAGGAAGTCACCGATCTGGCTGACGGCGGTGTCCCCGACGAGCTGCGGGGCAAGACCCCCGACGAGCTGACCGCCTACGTGGAGGTGCTGGACGCGCACCTGCGCAGCATCCACCAGGACGAGGACACTGGGGAGCTGCGCGTCAAGACCCCGGAAGAGCAGAAGGCCTTCGACTACGGCCTCAAGCTCCGCGACGCCGCCATGCGGCGCATCGATGAGCACAAGGCCGTGCAGGAGATCTTCCGGCGCAAGCCGAAGGCGGTCGAGCGGGCGCTGGCCAACATCAAGTACGGCGCGGACTACCTGGGCGACGTCCGCCGGATGACCACCGCGGAGGCCCGCGATGGCGCGATGCGGCAGCTGGACGACCGGATCGCGGCGATGCACCTGACGGACAACCAGAAGGCGCACCTACAGCGGCAGGTTCAGCGTGACACCGACATCGCGCGGCGGGTGCTGGTCACCGAGAACGAGGACTACCGCAGTGCCTTCATGAAGCTGATCACCGACACGCACCCGTTCCTCACCGCGGAGGAGCAGCGGGCGGTGCAGGCGTTCAAGGAGTACCGGGCGATGGCCGAGGGCTCTGGCGCCACGGGCGGCTTCGGCGTGCCGGTGTTCATCGACCCCAGCATCATCCTGACCGACCAGGAGTCGGGGAACCCGTTCCTGACGCTGGCACGTCAGGTCACCATCACGACCAACGCGTGGAAGGGTGTCAGCGCGGGTGGGGTGTCCTGGTCGTTCGACGCCGAGGCCGAGGAGGTCTCCGACGACGAGATCACGCTGGCGCAGCCGGAGGTGGACATCCACACGGCGCGGGGCTTCCTGCCCTACAGCCTGGAGGTTGGCGAGGACTACCCGATGTTCGCCAGCGAGATGGGGCGGGTGCTGGGCGCCGGCTACGACGAGCTGCTGCTGGACAAGTTCAGCCGCGGCTCCGGCTCGGGCGAGCCGGATGGCATCCTGACCGCGCTGGACCGCTCCACGTCCGGCGCGGAGGTGCTGCTCACCACGGCGGGGACGCTGGGGGAGATCGACATCTACAACGCGTGGGCGGGCCTGGCGGCCAAGTACCGCCGGCGGGCGGCGTGGATGATGTCGATCGACGTCAACCAGGCGATCCAGCGGTTCGGGACCGCCGACACCTGGCACGCGGTGACCCGGCAGCTGCCGGACCCGGCGGTGGACGTGCTGCGGGGCAAGCTGGTCTACGAGTCCAGCTACTTCCCCGACTTCGACGCCACGACCGGCCACCAGAACGTCCTGGTGGTGGGGGACTGGAGCAACTATGTCATCGCCCGGCGTTCGGGCATGACCGTGGAGCTGGTGCCCCACCTGTTCGGTGTGACCTCGAACCGGCCCACCGGCCAGCGCGGCTGGTTCGCCTGGGCGCGGATCGGCGGCGGGGCCAGCAACACCGCCGGCTTCCGGCTGCTGAACCAGACCTGATCTGGTCCGATCGCCCTCGGCTGATCACCGAGGGAAGGAGGCCCCCGGGGCCCCGGGGGCCTTCGCACTTCCCAGGAGGAGAGGGACATCCATGAAGGTCGTATACGCGAGGGTCGGTAAGACCTGGGTCGTAGCGCCGGATGGCACGCGCGTCTGGGTCCACATCGGCCAGCACTGGCCGGCCGACGACCCGGTCGTGAAGAAGTACCCGTCGCTTTTCAGCGATGACCCGGTGACCGGGCTCAGCTTCACCGTGACTCCCAAGCCACCAGCGCCCGCCGCGCCGGTGGAGCAGGCCACGGCCGCCCCGGGTGAGCGTCGTTCGGTAAGGCGCCCACGGCGTGCCGAGCAGGATGAGAGCCGGCAGCAGTGACCGAAGCCGACGCCGTAACTGTCGCCTACCTCCACCAGACCGACGTGGCCTACTCGTGGCACCGGTCGCTGCTGGAAATGGTCGGGTACGACCTGGGTCACCACTCCCGGATCGTCCGCGGCGGGTGGATGGGGATGCGGTGCGGAACCGGCGGTATCGTCGAGGGCCGCAACGAGCTTGTGCGCCGGTTCCTGGACCAGGGCGACAGCCCGTGGCTGTGGTGGGTCGACACCGACATGGGGTTCCAGCCGGACACGGTGGACCAGTTGATGGAGGTTGCCGATCCGGTCGACCGGCCGATCGTCGGGGCACTGTGCTTCGCGTACAAGGAGGTGGCGCCGGACGGCCTGGGCGGCTACCAGTGCGCCCCGCGGCCGACCATCTTTGACTGGATCACCGAGGGTGACGCGCAGGGCTTCAAGGGGCGCACCACCTATCCGTTGAACACGGTGGTGCGGTGTGCGGGCACCGGGGCGGCCTGTGTGCTGGTGCACCGGGCGGTACTGGAGAAGATCCGGGACGAGTTCGGCCCTCGCTGGTACGACCGGGTTCCGGACTCCACTGGCGGGCTGATCAGCGAGGATCTGTCGTTCTGCGTTCGGGCCGGCGCGGTCGGCGTTCCGGTGCACGTGCACACCGGCGTACGCACCAATCACCAGAAGACCGCGTGGGTGGCGGAGGCGGAGTACTGGCAGCAGGCCGTCGCCCCGCCGGCCACCGAGCCGACCGCGGTGCTGGTGCCGGCGATCCGGCATGTCCACGCGCAGCGGTTCATGGACAGCTTGCGCGCGTCCACCGGCCTGGCCCGGGTGTACGCGGTGGCCGCCCCCGACGAGACGGAGCAGATCGCCGCGTGGAAGGCGGCCGGCGCCGAGGTGCTGGTTGGCGACGTCGCCACGTTCGCGCAGCGGATCAACGCCGGCTACCGGCAGACGACCGAGCCGTGGATCCTGGTGACCGGTGACGATGTGCTGTTCCGGCCGGGCTGGCTGGACCACGCGCAGGCGGTCGCCGGCGACCAGTTCCACGTGGTCGGCACGAATGACCTGGCCAACCCTCGGGTGGTGGCCGGTCACCACGCGACCCACATGCTGGTGCGCCGGTCGTACGTGGACGCTGACGGGGCGAGCTGGGACGGGCCGAAGGTGCTGGCGCACGAGGGCTACCGGCATTGGTTCGTGGATGACGAGATCGTGTCGTCGGCGAAGCTGCGCGGGGTGTGGGCGATGGCGCTCGGGTCGCGGGTGCAGCATCTGCACCCGCTGTATGGCACCGCTCGGCTTGACGAGGTGTACGAGCTGGGCCAGCAGAACACCGTTGTCGACCGGCAGCTGTTCGAGCGCAGGTTGGCCGAGCATGGTTGACCGGGCCGAGCTGGACCGGCGGATCGCCACGGTGACGGAGCCGGCGCCGCACGAGCCCTGGCACATCGACACCTTCGTGGACGCCGTGCTCACCAACCCGGTGCCGGGTGTGCTGGTGGAGTGCGGCGTCTACCGCGGGGTGTCGGCGGCGAAGTGGTCGCACCTGGCGGTCGCGCTGGGCCGGACGCTGTGGCTGTTCGACAGCTTCGCCGGTCTGCCGGCCAACAGCGAACGGCACAGGCGCAGCATCGACGACCGGTCGATAGCCGGCATGTTCGGCGAGGGCGCGTACGCCGGGACGCTGGAGCAGGCGCAACACACGGTCTGCCGGTACGGCGTGCCGGAGGTGACCCGCTGGGCGCCGGGCTGGTTCGAGGCGACCTTGCCGGGGTTCCGCGAGCCGGTGGCCGCGGCCTACCTGGACGTGGACCTGGCCGAGTCCGCCATCACCTGCCTGAGGTACCTGTGGCCGCTGGTCACCCCGGGCGGGTGCATTGTCAGCCAGGACGGCGACTTCCCCCTGACCCTGGCCGCGATGCGGGCGTGGGCGGAGACGGCCGACCCGGCGCCGGTCGCGATCGGGCTCGGCGAGTCCAAGATGGTTGTGTTCCGGCGGCCGGCATGATGCCGCCGCACGCGACCGAGGTGCTGGCCGCGGGCGCGGACCTGCTCGACGGGCTCGGCCTGCGGTGGTGGCTGTCGGCCGGCACCGCGCTGGGGGTGGTGCGCGACGGCCAGCTGATCCCCCACGACACCGACCTGGACGTGGGTGTGCTGGACGACCCGCCGGGGGTGCTGGACCGGGTGCATCTGGCGTTCGCCGCGGCCGGCTGGCAGTCGGTGCGGACGATGCCGTACCAGGCTGCCTACTCCAGCCGGGGTGTGATCCTGGACGTGTACGCCTACCGCCGCGCCGGCGAGCAGCTGGTGGCGGACACCGAATGCGGCCGCCTGGCCAAGCCGGCGCGGCTGTTCGAGGCGCTGACGTGGCTGCCGTTCGCCGGGCGGCTGTACCCGCTGCCGACGCCGCCGGATGAGTACCTGCAGGTGCGCTACGGGCCAGGCTGGCGTACCCCGACCGTGGCGAAGGGTCCGTGGCAGAACGAGACG